TTATATTCTGTGCTTTCAGACACTTCTATAACCTTCTTTGGTTTTTCTTTTTCTATTATTAATTCTTGTTGTCTTTTAGCTACACCCTCTTCTACAAACTTGGTAATTAAAACGAATTTTTTTGAATTATGAAGAAAGCCCAAAGAGTAAACGTTTTTACCTCTTGAGCTATTTAAATAAGACACCAAAGACCGTTCTCCATATTTGCTAATCAGCTTATGCGCAATTCTGATTTGTGTTTGATATTCTTCTTTTTGTGACTTGTTCCAAAATTTGAATTCAAGACTGCCTTTGTTTTCTCTTTCTCTTCTTCTTAGACACACTAACTCTGCGCAGTACTGGGCAGTATCACAGGGTTGCCCCGTCGAGATACTTTTGTACTTCTGGATGTTGGGGTTTTTCTGATTCATTTTTGAATATCATGTATTTTATATTATCTTCTGTAATAGACCTGACCGATTCAGCCTTTTCAAATTCATTGTAGGGCCAAGTGTACTTTGCGACATCTATAGCAGAGCAGTCGTCTCTCAGTAAACAAACAGTCAAAGTCTGAAAAGAAGTCGAATGACTACCATCCATAGCTTGATCTTTTGCTATTCCTCTCATTACAGCAAGACCATCTAAGCCATTAGGGTCGTCAAAAAAAACCTTGGTTGGCGCGCCAAACATATGTAGCTCAACCTTGGTCGGAAACACGTTGTTTTCTTTACAGTGATTTATAAGTCTGGTCCAAGGGTTTTTCATCCCCGGCCTATCATAATCACCATAAACCCTAGTGCCATCAGATAGGGTTGTAATCCAGCTAATCATTAATTGGTCAACTATTAATGACCGCATATAGCCATCCCTCTGCTTGCAAATCATATTAATCCTCTTTTATTTTATGAATTATTCCTGTGTACCTTTTGGGGGTAGTTGGTCTTTTCCTAGACTCATCGGAGGCGGCGGAAGCCGCTTCTGTCATAATTGTAGCAACCTTATTGGAATCCCTAACATATAGAGAGGAAGAATCTGCGATGGATTTATCGGTTGTTTTTACATCATCCTTAGATCCTAGCGATGTAATGTATTTATCGACAATGTGTACAGATCTATCCATCTTATCCGCCATAATAGTGGCGGTCATTTTTTCATGATTTTCTTGAACGTAAGTTTTTTCTTGTTTTGAAAGTGGACCTTTCTTCATATTACTTCTCCATAACGAGTCTTCTGGCTCTTGTAAAATATAAGTTATTTCTGGTTTTTAGATACTTCATATAGAAATCAAAAGACTTCTTGCAGACCTTTCTAAACCCCCTTGTAGCAATCGTGGATCTTGAGATCCTGTGATTATGCGGATCTATTATTTCCGCTCTATCGTATAGGATATAATACGATTCTGATTTGTCAACCCTGTAAAGTGAAGCAAATGCATCTTTTTCATTAGACTCTTCTCCGGTTTTTCCAAAGTATAATCTCTCGACATTCTCTGGATCTGGGATATCTAATTCTGATAAATCTTCATTTTCCCACCTAGCCATTTAATTTCTCCAGTTTTTGCTTTAGGGTTTTTATACAATCAGCCTCGGAGCTTCCAGACAGGCATATCTGAGCCTTGTTTGAAATTCCATATTTGGCAAGTAATCTATTGCCCATCACCTGATGATCTAAACTTCCGTCATTATTCATTTTTCTTATATCTATCTTCATGGTTATAGTAATGTGATGTGGACAATCTCTTCTTTTTGTTTCGGTCTCTTGGACCTCGAATTCGTTAATTTTAATCTCCTTCTTTTATCCATTTAAGCTTTTCTACAGGCGTCATAGAGTTTACTTTTCTATTTAGATTTCTCCTCTGTTGGGCATCACTGTTGTTTTTAGGCTTATCTTTATCGTGTTTTTCTTGTTTTTCGTAATGGCCCATTTTAGACGTATTCCTGTCAGCTAATTGCCCTATGGTGTTTGGCTCACCCCTTACTGAGATGGATGGAGCATTTATAAAAACCTTTCTTAAAGTTTTCTCGTTACAGCAGGGGCATTCTATAATAGACGCAGCGTCGTAAGCCTGTCTAACTTCATCGTAGTATTTACATTTCTTGCATTCAAAGTCATAAAGCGGCATATGAGCCTCCTGTTTGGTTACTGACTCTATATTCTAGGAGGATGTTCATCATATTACACGCTAATTCTCCATAGCTGTTAATATTCTACCAAGAATTCCGTTTCTTTGAATATCTTGCTTAGTAAGCTCGGACGTACCAACTCCTTCTACGTCTTTTAATTTTTCTATACAGTCCCAGAGTCCGCTTTTTGAAAGATCACACTGTCTAGTGTCGCCATTTATTAAGACTTTACTGTTTTGGCCCATTCGAGTAATGAACATCTTTATTTGTTCAAATGTACAGTTTTGAGCTTCGTCTAAAATCATATAAGTATTGTTAAAAGTGGAGCCTCTCATGATCTCTAACGGTTGATATTTTATCCGCCCCTCGTTGTAATACATACCATAGTAAGCGCGACCCAAGAAGTGTTTAAAGTTTTCTTGCATGGGTAGAAGGTATGGAGCTATTTTCTCTAATAGGTCTCCGGGCAGACTTCCTAGCTCTTTCCCCGTGCTGACTAGTGGGCGTGTAATTAATACCTGATCTATTTCCCCCCTGTGTAGATGTTCTGCGGCTATTCCAGAAGCTATGAAAGATTTCCCCGACCCAGATGGTCCACTACAAAAAATTACATCGTTTTCTATTATTAATTTTATATACTCTTTTTGGTTTTCCGTTTTTGCTTCTACTATTTTTACTTTTTGGGGAGCGTTTGCTTCTTTTCTAGGTTTTCTTTTTGTCATCTGGTGAACCCTTTGATTAGAATGGACTGGGTTTATTTATTAAATCCCTCACTTGATTATCCCTCACTAGAACGATATCACTGTAGTCGTTTTGATAAGATATTGTCGTTTCCACATTCCCACCTCCTGTATCACCTCCGCTAGTGCCTATGTTTACTACATAGTTTTTTGACCCAAGATCAATTATATGATATTGAGAAGTTGGCGGCGAAGGAAATTTTTCAAATACGAGTCTTATAGGTCTATCTGTTCTATTATATACGTCTGATGGTGGTTTTGATGAACCGTACCTTGGGGGATTGGGATTATTCGGATCAAGACCATCTCTATAGGGACCGCCACCATGACTTAAACCAGTACTGGGGTCCATAACGCCAGAAGCACCAAAATTCACATCTGTATTTCTAACAAACACATCATCTGCTGAATTTGTCCATATAAACTCTCCATATTCAAGAGCGCGTCTAGCCACTCCCGTAAACGAACAGGTTACTTGAATTGGCAAATCAACATGAGTGTATATATTTTGCTCATATTCTTTATCTTTTTCCGACCCTCTCCAAAAACCCGTATCCGATAACTGAGAATAATCTATAGATAAACCAATACTTATACTGTTAAGTCCAAATATTTTCATAGGTCTTATTGTACCATCGTCACCAGTGTAAACCGATTCCGTATTACCAACTTCAAACATACTGATGACTTCTTGGGGAAGTCTTGACTTTCTGTCAATAGGCTGTTTTAGTATGTCTAAGTTCTCTCTTTTAATTATATCACCACTTTGTGGTAGATCGTCATTTATATCATAAGCACTTAGAGTAGAAAGATCTTTATTGTACCTAAATTGTTTTGTGAATAAAGTTATAGATTCTGTTATGCCATCTATTCCTATAGAATATTCTATGTTAGAGAGTAAACAGCTTTTGTAGGTAACTGATATAACCTTGTCTCTATCTGAATCTGGATCGCTACCGGGAGGTTGTGGCTCTTTGTAAACGGCTGGCGGTCCCGGATCAATCTCAGTTTCCATATCATCAAGATAAGAACCCATATATCTAAATTTATCGGGCGTATATAAGATAGTAATATCATAGTTTCTTAAAGATTTACCATCAGAATCAGCAAACCCCTTACTATGAAGATTGTTTTTATTAAGAATGTGAGCATTTAGATAACCCGAAGTTCCCGAAGTGTAATCGGAAGGGTCTACATAATAGAAGAAGTCACTATTTTGATCTATTTTTCTTTCTATCGTTATCTCAAAATTTTGCTGACCGTAATAATGAAACTGTCTCTGCGCCCTACCTATATCTATAAGAGAAGACGATGGCATATCTCCACTTATGCCAAGAGACTGAACACCCGTCAGATACACGCCATCCGTAGCATCACTTTCTGCCGCCGAGTTTCTCTTTGTGACAAGAACAGCCTGACAAGCGTAGAATATCCTACCGTTGGAATCATCAAATGGTAAAGTCGTCATTATATCCCCGTGCTTCCGAAGCCTTCGTTGTTCCGATCCGTTTCGTTTAGACGAGGCACTTCTATGAGTTCAAAGTCTTCAATTTTCTGGAATATAATTTGCGCAATTCTATCTCCAGCTTCTATATGATAGTCACCAAACTGGGAATTGTAAAGCACAACCCCAACATCCCCCCTGTATCCGCTGTCTATAACGCCAGCGAAAACGTCTAAGCCATGCTTATAAGCAAGTCCAGACCTCGGCCAGATTAATCCAACATAACCCCTTGGTATAGACATGGATATTCCAGTTCGGATTAGTTTATGGGTGTGTTTATGTAAAATATCTCCACCTAAAGCGTATAGGTCATATCCAGCATCCGTAGAATTTGCTTTGGTGGGGATTTTTGCATCTTTGTCTAGCTTACAAATTTTCAGAGGGTGTCCATTCCAAGGTTTAATATCACTTGGTAGGTATGTTTTTGTTTGCTGTTCTTCAATCATTTTTTCTCTAGCGGTTTGATCCGGGTGAGTATTCATAATGGATAAGGCTCCGTCTTGTGTTTCTATTGTCCCGTTATCATAAACTCTAATCATTTCATATTCCCTTGTATCCACGGAGGTTTAGATTTCACACTTCCCTCCTGCGCAAGCAAGTTCTTGTTCTGGTTGAACGTTATTAGTTTCCTCTATAATTTTTGTAAAATCAACATCTTGATATTCGCGCTTCATATCGACCCACTCCTTCCAATTATACACATCTTTCATACAATATGTAAGCTTTCTAATGTCCCCTTCAAAGTATTTTTTTGTAAATCTTTGGCATCTTTTTTGCCAAGCTCTTTTTCCGTTTCCTTTTATCTTTTCCCCAACTCCCAATAGGCTATCGCACGCTGCCCAGAGGTTGTCTTCCCAGAGGGTTAGGGCGACTTCGATTAAACCGCTCACAAAAAGAGAGGCGTCTCCATAATGGGCAACCTGTTCGCTCGGTAGGTAAACCGTAGTAAAAGGAGCCTGTGGATAATCCTTGTCTCCAGATATAGATAAAAGAGAAATGCCACAGAAATACTTCCTGTTCTTATAAATGTACTTTTCTACTTCTTTCCACTCGTCAGGCTTTACGTTAATCGTATTAGAGACATTATGACTCAGCCAAGGTTTCGTACAAATGTTTGAATTTGTGCCTTTTATCACCCAATTTTGCTGAGTGGATTTTACATAGTCTAATAACTGAATAGCATTGACCTTGTTTTTTGTCTTGCTGCCATCAGGAACCTCTACACAAAATCCAACAACGTCATCACTATCATTATTACTCCAAACACTTTCTTCGCAAGCCCTTGGGTTTATTTCTTTAAAGTAATTATAAATAGGTTCCATTTTATTAGCCTGAACGCGCCTGATGTAACGCTTGGCGTGATGGGGGTGAATGCCGCTGGATGTTCCAAGTACACAGCTAGAAGTGCCTTCTGGCTTGATACAGGTTGTGCGAGCGGCTTGATTAATACCAAGCATGGCTGCTATCTTTTTATTTGTACGCCTAACGATTTCTGCACCTCTTCTTTGACACGTTGGGTCAAGGCAAATGTCATGACGCTCCATAATCCCGGTCATGCTTACACCAAGTAACGCTTCTCTTTCGATGATTCTTTCTGACGTATTGCCAAGATATGAAAACTCCGAAAATCCCGCCTGCAACGTGCCGATGATGGTCGCGGCCCTACATGCGTCAAAGAAGTCTTGTTCTGTTTTAATCTTAGCGCAGTTAATAGTAGAAAGATTACAAGCCTGCCATCCTGACTCTTTTGTTTTTTCACATACGGGCCACATTCCAATTTCTACACAGGGGTTTACTAGAAGCTCTGTACTGTCTGACCAAACAAACCCCGGTTCGCCAAACTCTTTGACTGACTTCATCAGTTCCGAGAACTGTTCTTTAGTTGTTTCGTCACGCAAAAGCAGGGCGCTGTTATTAGAACGCCCACGCTGTGGATTATCAATAAACCAAGTTCCTGTCTTCGCAGTAGCCATTTCGGTATCGTCAGGACTAAACACGCAAATGGTAGCGCTACGACGCACGCCACCGGAAATAACGGCATCAGCAGTATGCATGACAACATCATAAGCCTGAACAGGGTTGAGTTTATCTTGCCCATCTTTTAGTGCTTTGTCTAAAATTTTCCTAATGTTAGTTAAAGCCTTTTTAAGCGGTTCTGGCCCCGGCGCTTTACCCCCGCTAGATTTAAGATATGCCCCCGCTGGCCTGATCTGACTATAGTCAAAATTTACATTCTTACCAGAATATTCTACAAATAACTCTTCATCAATAAATTGATCAAAATAACTTGATACGAGGACTCCCACAGCATCACTCCACCCTTCAATTGTATCAGGTATGACATATTTTTTACTTCCTTCTTTTTTGGGTATTAAGTCTGGTAGCTTTTCGATGTGGTGTTTTTGTACACTAAAGCCAGTACCACAACCACACAGAAGGAGATACATACACTCTTGAAAGAATCTGGTTCTGTCGCAAAATGAGACAATACAATTATACATTCTTGCATTGTGTTTAAAAATTGGCGCCCCGCCAAATTGTAGGGCGCGCTGACTACCTAAAACGCGCTTTTTACGCATCTGTTCATATGCCCACTCAATATCTTTTTCAACTTCTGGTTTATCTTCATATTTATCAAGCATCATCTGCTTAACTCTATCAACAGCCTCGTTCCAAGTTTCTCTTCTTTTCTTTTCTGGTATCCACCGCGCATACTTTGAAACAAAGGTGTAATCCATGAGAGACTTTAAAGACATTAATTATTCCTAGTACGTTATATATTTTTATTAGACAGTTTATTATAGGCTTAAACACAAGAAAAGTCAAGAGAAAAACCAACCAACTCCTAGTAAGTTTTGTAAATATGTGTCGCGCCCGGTACGTCCATCTAGCTCCTACTTGTCTATAATTATTGATATATTTTTAGTTTTTATACTAACTATAGTTTTGTCTTCAAATTTTTGAATATCGACATGATCTATTAGGGTTTTAACCTTATCTACCATCTCTTTAGTTATTCCAAACTCTTCCATTATCTCTTCGATAATAATAGATTTTAGACTCATCTAATCTCCTCAATTCTATCAATAATAGTATCGAATTTTTGAGAAATTGAATCACTTATGTTGGCGTTAGCGTTTGAAAGATTATTTATGGCAATCTTACAGTCCATAACATTTCTTTCCATGCCGTCTATTTTATTTTCTATTTTACCTTCCATGCTAACAACTTTATCTTCTATAGACGCCATTCTTCGGTTTAAAGAATCATTCACCTTTTCCTCCAAAAGTATAATTTGTTTTCCATGACTTACGATAGTATACAAAACCCACACCATGACAGGAACAAAAAACATTCCTATAACTTCTGCGATGTCTCTAGTTAAACTCCATGCTTCGTTCATGATGCTTCCTCTGTGTGCAAAAAAAAGGGGGCGAGACACACCCCGCCCCCCAGTTTAAGTAACCATCTATTACATACCAGTGATTGCTTTGTAGTCGAAGAAGTCACCGCCAGAAGCAACAGTAAGAGTAACGAAGTCAACCTTCATTACAAGCTCGCCCGGAACAGCGCGAGTAGGTTCTGCCGCACTATCAGCCGCTATGTTAGTAGCATTGCCATCAGCGAGATCCCACATATTTGTCGTGGTGAGGGTTGATGGTTTTGCAACAGCCGTTCCAGCAGCATTAAGCCACAAGTAACGCGAACTGACTTTATTGCCATTATTAAAGAATCCAGCCCTAGCGAATCTATTAGCCCTAATTAGACTAGCGACACCAGCACCAAAATCGTGCATAAATTTAGCAATCGGCCTAGTCGATTTAGTAGCGTGGCTCGTTATAAGAATATTAGTCTTAGAAACGCCAGAAAGCGTAGCACTAACTGAGGCAATAACATATTGACCGGCAACTTCATAAGCAAAAGTTCCACCGGAAAGAGCCTTTTGATTTGCTACTAATCCATTGGCCTTTTCTTTAGGCAGGGAATTAATGAAATCAACAGCATTATCTTTAAGTGCTAGAGCTTTGGTAATTCGATCAGTGCTAGTGGTCGTATTGCCAAGAACAGTACCACCCTGTGTTTGGACGGTATAAGCGCCGCCTGTAGTATTTCTCAAATACTGACTTTGTGTAGGAACAGCCATTAAAAATCTCCATTATATTTATGTATTTTTTCCATCTGTCCCACAATTAATATCCAAGTCCAACGAGTTATACACAAATCAGATTTCAATCTTGTTTTTTTCTTTACATATTTTTATTGCTTTTAATAATTTTCTTCTGGCTGTCTCTCTGCTGTACCCATTTGCGCTTCCTATTTCCTTCATTGTCATGTTTTCTACGAATCTTTGCTTGATTATATACGAAGCATCGCTAGGTAATCCATCGAGAATGTCGTAACAGTTCATATCCGATTGAGTTCTGTGGCATATAGTATTGTTTTCTATAGAGCTATTTGGACCAGCCCCACACCACATACTACTGAATGTGCGCCCATTTCGGGAGGCGCTCTTTTTCTTCTTTACCCGACTACGTAGAGCAAAGGAAAGTTGCTGATATAGGTAAGAAGTAAACTTAGAACCCCTCTTTGGATCGTATTTATTGATACAGTCCCACAACACATCCATTTTCATCGACCAAATCTCATCTGCGTCTATATTATACTTGTAAGGCCATGAAACCTTATTCATTATCATGAGTATATTATTATCTTTCAAATACACCTCAATATCCTTATCCATCCTGACTCCTTAGTATTATACCACCAAACTGTTTTTTTAATTCAATAAGTCCATTCAGACCGTCTAAATACACTTTATCCATATCATCAGAAACTATATATTCAACTTTTCCCTTTGGAAAAACTAGTATCGACCAATATTTGTTATTAACAAGCTGCCCCTTTACGAGATCGACTGTCTCTTGAGTATCCTCATCCGACAGTATTTCGCTCTCTGTATAAGTGCATAACTTTTCTTCAATGTCTTTTCTAATATCGGTTATTTCAAACATCTTAGCAACACCGATAAAGAATGAATACTTACCCAGTACCTTTAAAGCCTCTATTCCCTCCACATCTTTGTTTAGTATATTTAATATTTTGTTCGTTATAGAAAAATTTGTATATCCCACCCAACAATCCCATCTATCCGAAGGCTTTAGTGTAGATTCTTCTGGATAGGGTCCGAGGGGGGTGTATAAGACACGCTGCTGCTCTAATATAAACCCCTTTTCTATCTGATTCTGAATTTCTTGCTCTATTTCATAATCTTCGATGGGTTGTTCTGGTATGGTTACTGTCTCTACTTTTGCATTCCAGCTTTCCCAAGCTATTTTTTTATGTTCAGACATAATAAAACCTGACTTTCTTATTAAAAGTTTGTAGCACCTAGAGGATCTACTACTATATCATCTTCTGACGAGTCTTCTGTCTGTTTTTTTAAAGACCGAAGGCTAGAAATCAGAAAAGATATCTTATTAAAATCATCCATCCTATCTTCTGATACACATTGAGACTCCAAACTGCTGACAATTTCAGTAACTAAATCTCCATCAGACAGTCTATAAAGTATTGTGGCTATATTCGTAGCCGAATTTGGGGAATCGTCCCACTCGCAAGAAAAATAGATCTGACCATCCGATTGGGTGTAAACCAAAAGCTGAGAAACAATATCACCATCCGACTGGGGACTTTCCTCTTTTAAATATTGCTCTTTCATAATTCTTTTTTAATTTAATCCCTATGTCGTGTAACTCTGGTAAAGTGTAAAATGACCCATTCTTCTCCGCCTGTAGAACTTCTGGGATGCATGAAAGATATATTAACTCAGATTCTTGATTATTCAATACGCTAAAGTCAAAAAGTTCTTTTTTCATCCATTCAAAGTCTAATTCAAAGTGTTTATTGGATAGATCCTTTAGGGTTTCGTATTCATTCTTTGTTGATATATAGGACGAGGGAAATTGATAAGAATCATCTAGATAGACCATTAGATGTTTATCGTTACTCGCACCGATATTATTATCCTTCTTCAAGACTATGAAGATAACTTTAATTTTCATTATTTAGATAAATTCCAAGCTAGGCCACTAAAAACTTCACTTATTTGACGCTTTTCATCTGGTGTTAGGTTATGGTTTTCTTTTCCTGTTATTTCAGACATTAAAGAAACTACACCAACTCCATATCCATCGTATTTGCCCTTGAGAGATTCTTGAAATAATATCTTTCCAGCCTCAGTATACACGTCATTAAGTTGCTGAATATTTGCATCATAACTCAATACCCTTTCGGAAAAGGTTTTGTTAAAAATACAAAGATCAAGTCTATCTTTAGGATCGGTTACTTTACCGGCAATACTTGAGGTCTTTTCTTTTATTTCCTCGCTAGGCTCCACTATTTGTATAGATGGAACCGTGTCTGGAATCAAATCAGGAATCCTTTCCTGAATCTGAGGAAGAAATAGACCAATTAAAACTATAAGTAAACCCAGTACAGACCTAATTGTTGAGGATTTCAATTTCATCCCCCTTTTCTTTGTCTATGCATTTTTGGTCGCGCTCTACAAGCAGAGGAAATACCTCATCAAGTTTTTCGCAGGCGTCCATTAAGCATAACTCTTTACAGGAATTGTATAAAAACTCCCACTGGCTGACCGTTGTGGATAATTTTACTTTTGAGTTTGATTTACCAAAAGAGGGTAGCGAAACCCCCTTGAAAAAATCAAGCACATTCGGTAAAATAACCAAAACTCCAACACCAATCAAAATCCACTGCACAATACTAAGTTCACCCATTTGTCTTTCCTATTATTTAGTTTCTCTAACCGTATCTCCGATGACCCATGCGACAACAATTGTCACGATGCCCAATAGCTGTTCTTGATTGAGTTCGATTCCGAAGACATGAGAAGAGACAACAGCCCCCAGCCCCACTGCCGACACCCAAAATCTACGCGAACTCAACAACGATTTCCACTTACTCATACATATCTCCAATTCTAAGATAGTCACCTTCTAAAAAATAAACCTCTTCTCTGAGGCACATACATCTTCATTCTAAGCTGCTCTGGTGTGCAGTCTCCATTTTTATAGTTTTTTTTTGATACCGACTCTCCATGATAAGGACACTCGGTTGTGTGTCCGTCTCCGTGTACTATTTTACCAGTTCCTTTACAGATACATTTTAAGGGATCTGGATCTGGACCCAGTGGCTTGTCGTCTGGATCTATTGGAACAATATCAAAAACATCAAATTCAGCCTCTTCAAAAGCCTTTTCTGTCTGTTTAATTATAGGTTGTAATTGGTCACTTGTCAACGCCTCTTTTGGTTTAGCTTGAAAAAAGATAAAACCAATGATAATTGCAGCACCAATAATTGCTTTTTGTTGTGTAGTCATTAAAATACCTCACTGATTGTCCAGTTTACTTTTCTAGCGGGAAACCCGTTTACATCACTAAATACCCAGCCGCCACCACCAGAGAGCATTCCCCTAGCGTCTTTTTCTCTGATCCAGAAGCTACCTTCCGGTTGCTCATGCACCCTTGGGCCGCTGTTCCATTTACCCCAGCTATTTTGAACTAGGAATAATGTTTCTTTTAGTCTTTTATGTGTGTCATCACAAGCAATCCAAGCCATAGCATGATTCCAACCACCAGAGCGTTTGGCGATGCCGTGGCTATCCCGGCGAGAAGAAAAACCGTACCCAGAACATACAGAGATAGAATAACCGTTAGCAATAGCATCCCTAGCCTCCCCGGTAGTTCTAATGTTTGATATGGTCTTAACTTGGTGCTTTTTAGCCTCTGTTTTATACACATCATTTGGGATTTTATGATTAGCTCCCAAGCTAGAATTATATTTAGATAAATTTACATCTCCATAATCCTTTCTAATCAGTATGCCCCCATTCTGATGAACATATCTTGCAGCAACGGAACAACTCATTCCCTGTCCTCTGTGGCCCCTAGATTGATAAATGGCCTCGGTAGCACCGCGAGCGATGAAGTCTTCCCTATCCCCGTTTTTAATTTCTACAGAACGGGTAATATCCACAGCATTTCTAGTAGAGTGAGAAACACAATCTCCTGTAGTCTGTTTTTCAGATGGGCCAAATCCCGGATCGAACTCTAGCAGCGCCTTGAAAGGAAGGCTTAACTCACCCTCTCCTGACCCATAAAGCTCGTAAGCTGCCGCCCCGAAGACGGGAGTAGGAAGCTCCCCCAAAAGTCGTGCTGTATCCTCTGGATCACAAACACTACCCATAAAACCATCTTTGTAAAGGTTTAATATCTGTCTAGGTGTACCAAAATCATAATCCATTTATCAACTCCCGTGCTGAATTTTTCCAACTAAAATGAGTAGCGGTATCGACACCCGCGCTATTTATACTCAATCCAAGGTTTTGTTTTGTTGAATGTGTATTTTTCATATGTTCTATAGTTTGTTCTTTTTGATTCTCTGACATTTCCGCCCATAGTCCACACTGACCATCAAAGAAAACCCCATCAAAGGCAGTCTCCATGTTATCTATTTCTATTAGGTGGCAATTGTTCTCGTCACAAAATTCTGTGTGTGCTGAATAATTTGTAGCGATTACATTTTTACCAAGTGCCATCATTTCCAATAACTCAAGATTCCACCCCTCTGCCCGCGATGGAAATACCCCACAATCAGCCTGTCTCATTATTGACATAACGTCCTGATGAGTCTTTTGTCTTGGTATCATTCTTATTTTGCTTCCTAGTTTAGAATTTTTATAGAGGTTTTGCCAATTCTGATTACCCTCTCCTATGAATGGGTTGTCGCACATCATCCACAGTTCTACATTATCATTCTCAGAAAAGGCATTGTTGAAGCATTCTAGAAGTATATCATGACCTTTTCTTTTTTCCCATTTTCCACAGTTAAAGAAAACAGTAGACTGTCTTCCCGATGTGGTAGATGGTGAGAATATACTATTATCGACACCAAGTGGCACGACATGCACATCATCTTCTCTAAATTTTGTATTTTGTAAAATAATCTGTTTAGCCCACTTAGAACAAACAAACACTTTATTACAGTGATGTAAACTAGTTACTTCTTTAGGATTGAATTTTGTTAATTCAAAGATGGGAAACCCTATAAACTTACCATTACCAACCCTAGTGGTTAAATCATTCTGATGCCATATTTTAACGCAGGGTCTATTTATAAGGCATCTTTCTTGGTTTTTAATCGCCGTATCCAATTCTTCGCCGGTGAAGTCTTGGGGCTGAGATATTGGGTAAAGAGATATAGAGTTATCTATTTTATACAATTCTTTGAGTATGTTATATCCAGCCACCCCATAGCCAAGGTTGTTTATTGGCGCGATCAAGTTTATCATTCAATGTTTTCCTAAAATATAGTCTATGAATCCAGCTAATTGTATTATAGATTATATTACCACTGTTTGCAAGACCAATATCTAGCTTTCCACTTAGGGCCGGGAGTTTTACATTTATGTCTAGCTCTAAAGCTTTTTCGGTTTTTAGGATTATCTCTTTTTATTTCCATATTCGGATCACCAAAGTTTACTTTTACAACATTGCCCCTCTCGTTCTTAACATAAACGGATCTTTTCTTTGGTCCGTCTGGAGTTACGAATGGTTTATTGAGCGTAACCTTACGGCCTTGGTATTCTGCCGCACGGGTATACCCCTGCTTTTTCATTCGTAGATGATCTTCAAGCGTCTTAGCCATATGAGACTTGCCGTCTTTGTCGTACATCTTATGAGGCTTGAAGTCGTCATCGCTCTGAGCCTTTTTGTAAGAGTCTGGATCAGGACGATCTTTGTCTCCCTTCTTTGCGGGCTTATAGCTTTTGCCCTCACGCTCTTTCTTTTTGCGGATATTCTCCCAAAGTCCGGGCTTGGCAACAGAAATATCCCACTCTTCTGAATCTTCTCCCCAGTCTTCATATTCAGCAGAGGCCGGAACGTAGAAGTTTTCTTCTGTAACATCTTCTGTATAGCCATAATCTTTATAATTAAGATAAAAATCTCCAGCGGTTAACACGCCCATGCTATCCGTAGCATTTGAAATGCAGACGGCAGTTCTCTGTTTATTATCTGGGTATTCTTCCTTCATTTTTTCGTTAGACATACATCTAGACATAAAGTTGCTACTATCTTCGTCTTTTCTTTTTGATGGAATTGGCATCATTTTCTCCCGTTATAGGGTACAAACGGTGTGGATTGACCAGTCCGTATGTTGTAGGTACTGTAGCCTTTTACTTGGGAAAAGCCAGCATTGATCCCAAATCTAACATAGCGACGATATGGACCCACGGTGACGGGTCCGACTCTCATGGTCGCCCCTTGTGGCATCCATGTTATATGGGGATAGAATCCCACTCTTGATCTTGAGTTATAATAACCACTGGGGTAGGGTATAAAACGAGATATTTTAGGTTGTGGTTTTTCATGCTCATCCCAGTCGGAAATGTTATGATTCCAGTTTCCACGCCCCTGTTGAGCAAAAGCTGTGCCATCCGTGATACAAAAACACAAAATCGCTGTGATCGCGAAAATCCTCATATAAGTGAGTTTAATGAATGTGATTATTTTTTTCATGATATATCCCCTAGAGTAGTTCTTTAATAATTTTACCGTTGTTTGCTATTTTTATAGGACGGCCATTTTTAGCAGTATAATTTATCTCTGTACTAATACCCAAAGACGAACACACTGTTGCCATTACGTCTTCGGCTGAATAAGGTTCGCCATCTTCTACCTTCGTGCCGTCTAAGTTTGTGGAACCTATCGCCTGACCGCCTTTTATTAGCCCCCCAGAGACAAACGCAGACCAAACCCTAGCCCAGTGATCCCTGCCAGCATTTTCATTAATTCTCGGCGTTCTACCAAATTCACCCATCATCACTATGGCTACATTGTCCCACATATCTAGACGCTTTAAATCTTTAATCAGTGTTGATACGACTGTATCTAATTCTGGAAGCTTGGTTGATAATGTTTCATGGGTGTTTCGGTGTAAGTCCCAACCGCCAAAACCAAGTTCAACAAAAGGAACTCCCTGTTGAATAAGCCTCCTTGCCATCAAAGCACCTTTACCAAACCCTGTTTCTCCGTATGCGTCTATAACCCCTTGAGGTTCGCCAGTAGGTTTTAAGGCTTTCATTTGGGGACTTGTATTTAGAAGGAAGGTTTTCTTGAGCATGTTTAAGTGATCTTTTGCCATTTGATCGTTTGTCTTTTTTACAAAATTCTGTTCAATAGCCGCTAAAGCGCTCATTCTCTCTCTCGCAACACTGTCGCCAAGATTCCTGACTGTACCATTAGAGTTTATCACAAACGGGTTCCAAGCAGCACCTAAAAATCCACCGCCCAAACTTCCGGTATTTATAGAAAAGAAAGGTGGAATTTCTAAGTAGTCTCTACTTCTTGATAATTCATAAGAAATAACAGAACCCATAGATGGATGAGTCATATTTGGATTTGGTTTAAACCCTGTGTGCATATAGTATGAGCCGCGAGAGTGATCTGCTTCTCTAGTGGTCATAGTTCTGATGATTGAAAAATCGTTTCCAAGCTGTCCAAGTTTTGGCATCAGTTCGTTAATCTGGAAATCTCCCGCCGTACTAGCTGGCCGGGTGGGACCACCAGTAGGAGATCCAGACTTCACATCCCACATATCAATAGTTGGAGGACCGCCACCTAACCATATAAGGATCGCGGCCTTTTCGTTTTTACGAAGTTCCGAACTATTTTCAACAATATTTTGACCAAACGACAACGAAGCTGCCGACAAAGATGCTAGACCGCCAGCATGTTCTAAAAAATGTCTTCTGTTTATCATGCTATAATATCCTTTATAATTTCACTGTCGTCAATAATTCCAATAGGTCTGTCGCCGGGGGCCATTAATTTTTTATCTGCATTGATTCCCATTTGATGATAAATAGTGGTCGCCCAGTGGGGGATTGAGACTGGATTATCTTCTGGCTCTGTCCCGGTAGCATCAGTAGTTCCA